CCAACTAAAGATCTCCTCTGCTTCTTCCTTGTTGATGATGCCTAGACCTATGGACTTTTTAAGGAACTCTTCCTTAATCTTGGCCATGAGTTCTACCTTTTTCTTACCAATAGCCTTGCGAAGTAATTCCGCCTCCTGAAGATTATACCCTGCTATTTGCCGAGCAATACCTAAAGCTTCCTCCTGATAGATCATAATCCCGTAGGTGCCTTCAAGGATAGGCTCTAAGGCGGGGTGGAGGTATGCTACAGTATCACGGCCACTCTTGCGATCTATATAGTGCTGAGTCAAATTTTTCCCATCAACAATTGCCTCTAAACAACCGGGACGAATTATTGCTATAAGATCAGACAACTCTTCCATGTGAGCGGGAGCGGTCTTTGCTGCCGTACTTTGACCTAGCTGAGACTCTAGTTGGAATACCCCCTTGGTATTACCATCGGAAATCATCTGCCATGTCTTCGGACAATCCAGACGCAGCTTGGTAAGATCGGGATTTATTACAGGCTTTCCTTTTGAGTTCTCCTCAAACCTACATCCACAGTCGAATTCAATCATTTGAGTCTTTCTTCAACCTTGATTTCTTGAACTTCTAAAGAAACATAAGACCCATCTCTCCCTGGCCCCTCCTTGTCTTCATCCCCGTCTAGGCTATGAGCGAACAAGTCTAGCTCTTTCTTAGTTGGTTTCTTCATAACTAAAAAGGGACCATAGTGATCACAGGATTCGCTGTCTGCTGTTATTGACCAAACCTTCATGCCTTGACTCCTTTAAATGACCCTTTAAACTTGGCTACCGAAGCCTGCTTACGATGGAACTTCAAGAACCTAACAAAGATTTCTGACTCTTCGTACACGTCTACGAGAGCATCGTGTGCTTGACCTTGAGACTCTATCCCGAAGAACTTACGAAGAGTGTCCATCTTGAAATCAGTTGGCTCGTCTAGGCTTTCCATCCACCAAAAGATCTGATCAAAAACATCCATCTTAGTAACCTCAGAAAACGGCACCTTAGTCTTATGTTTTGCCGCCAGTCTATCTACAATGACCTTATCGTATCCCCAGATATTATATCCCACGGGGATAGGTTGAGGATACCATTGGCCAGGGCGTTTGTCAACTTCGTACTTGGCACAGTAGGTACAGAATTGTTTCCAGGCAGTCTTTTGTGCGACCCCTCCCTTCCACTTTTCTACTACTTGGTCAAATTCAAGACCCATGTTGTCTGCGTGCCACTGAATAGTTTTACTCCGCTCGTCATCAAAATAGTCCTCGTTGTCGATCCCTGGTGGACGAATCCATACATTGAAAGAAAACTCTTTCTTAATTTCTAGCGTATCTGGATCAATAGGAACCGCCGCCAGTTGTACGGGGTTACATTCATTAGGATTTTTCCCATCTGTTTCAAAGTCGAAACATAAAAACCATCTATTATTTTTCATATAACATCCTCGTTTTCTACAAATAGATCTTGGAATTTCATAGAGCCATCACAACTACTTATGTGCTTTTCTGTCGTGCCTTCCTCGCGGTCAAAGTTTTTATCGAAAGATTTACACATAGCCCCCCACGCATCCTCATCAATCGTAACTCTCTTGATGAAGGGGTATTTTTGTGACAACTTTACCATTTCCAATCTGAACTCTGTTATCTTTTGGTCAGTCTGCATCATCTTCTCCTGCTGTAATTTTAATTGCATCCATAGTTTTATCTAACGTAGTAACACCCAAGCAGTCTAGCTTAAGTAGTCCCGCTGCCTCGCAGCTTGGACCTTCAAAGCCTGCCAGTTGATTGTTCCCCTGCTTGTCAAGGACCATCGGACAGGTATCGCTGATAGGGTTTGCGGAAATAACTACTCCCGCAGCGTGCTTACCAGAGATAATCTTCGTACCCTCTAAGCGAATAGCTTGTTCAAATATGCGAGACATTGGCCCCTCAAGCTTTCCGTTCTCACCAATAGAGCACCATCGTTTTAATTTACTAGAGTTATTCTCCAGTGCCCAAAGGATGACTGAAGAGATTCCATACTCTTCTTTAATATCTCCAAGCTCATCAGCAATCTTGCTTTCGTCTACAATGCACTTAGTTATTGCATTCTGTTCATCAAAAGAGATGTTTCCACGAGCCCCCATAACACGTTTAAGAGAAGCTCTCCCCTTTAGTGTTTGGAATGTAATGATCTGAGCAACGTTGTCTTCTCCGTATTTTTTACGGATATACTCAACAATCTCACCCCTAGCAGCTTTGGGTACATCGAAGTCAATATCAGGCCACGACACTTTACCAGGAGCATTACGTCCAGCGTTATAGAAACGCTCAAAGATTAGGTTATAGGGGATAGGATCAATTTGAGTGATGCCAAGTAGATAAGAAACCATGCATCCAGCAGCACTACCACGGCCAGGACCAGTTAGATAGCCTCGACTGCGAGTAAAGTTTAAGATATCATTCACAATCAAGAAGTAACTAGACAGGTTAATTCCCGTGAATACATCCAACTCCATATTCACACGGCTACCATACTTATTGAATTCTGTAGACTCAGTATTAATATGGGCCATCTTGTCGTTCCATCCTGTACGACAGAGATAGCGAAGATACTCATTAGGGTCCATCCCTTTAGGGCAATCAAACCTTGGAGGATCTGGCGGGTGTAGGATATTATAATCCTCGCACATATCCGCGATAACATTGGTATTAGCAAGCTCCTCTTCTGTATGAAACTCTAGCATATCTTCGAAAGAAGGAATATGGTAGTTGTGAGATTTGAAGAAGGTCTGTAGGGTACGATTAGCCGTTCCCTGTTTTAATTCTCTCTTGACTTGTCCCAAGGTCTTTTTAAAGTTTGTGCAGAGCAAGACCTGTTGATCCTCCGCGTCTTCCCTTTCGGCATAGTGAGCATCAGGTGTAGCAACACAAGGGATTCCTGTCTTGACGGAAATCTGCCTTAAAGCGTTAGCCACCATTCCCGCGAAGGTATTAATCTTGGAGTCTATTAACTGAATCTCAATGAAGAAGTTTCCTTTGCCAAAAACAACCTGTAGGTTCTTAGCACAAGCAATCCCCTTTTTCATCCAGTCAGGATCAAGTCTTTCTCCATCAGTTATAGCATTCGCCAGTACTGATCCAAGGTGCCCGCTAAAAGATACTAGATTTCCAAAGCTGGCAGTCTTAGCCATCATATCAATGTCGATACGTGGCTTATAGTACATATTTTCCTTCCTATTAGCATCAGATACTAAATGCAATAGCTGCTTCCAACCTACCGCATTCTTAGCTAGGATGACCTGATGGTCTAGCGACCTATTATCTTTGTTCTTTATTTTCACATCCTGCTTTGACACATACATCTCACAACCCAGTATCGGACGAAAATCTTTATCCTTCATTTTTCCAAAGAAGTCGATAGCACCCGATACCGTACCGTGATCCGTAATAGCTCCAGCCTTCGCCCCGATCTTCTCATAGCGATCAGCCATAGCTTCGCAGCTAGACAATCCATCTAGCAGAGAGTATTCGGAGTGACAGTGTAGTGGAGTGTAGTGTTTCATCCAAACAAGCCTTTCTAAAGCCATATACCTATCTCGACCATTTTCCATAAGCCGAAAGGCACAAAAATTACGGCGGTAAAGAACAACCCTTTTATTAGTCCTTCTATACCGCTAAACATTTTACCGTCCATCTTACTCTTCCTCTACAAGAATAATCTCTTTAATTACTATATTCTTTTTTAAGACGTGTTCTGAAAACTCCTCAATCATTTCCTCGGCTCCTGCCTCTGTCTCCGACCAGCTAGCAAATTTAAACAAATGGTCTCCTACAGCCTCCCATATTCTCGTACTGTAATCCTTTTGCATGTAGAACTCTTTATACTTAGGATAATACCTCTTGGTTAGAGGATAGTATTCTAATGAAAAGGGAGAGGGAGTCTCAGGTTTTTTCCACGGCCACATTAGTTTTCTCCTTTATGACTATCATCATGAACCTTACCTCCACCTTCTCCATATGATCCATGAGTATGATCAGGATGAGCATAGTTCTCTGTCACCCAGTCAATCCCCATCTTGTCTATCATATAGCGGAGCTGTTCACACTTAGTCATTACTTGCTTGTACTTTGTTAGTTTACCAGGACGTTCTTCAATCAATGCGGCAACGTGATCGTCTTCTTCGAAAGTTGTCTTGCCCGCATGACATAGCTTAGAGCACTTCCAGCTTTGCTTGATATCAATCTGACGGATAGTCTTTGGCTTCTCAGTATTTCTAATAGCTTCGAATCGCCGCTGGATCATATCCTCTGTCTTTTCTAAGTCTGAGTCTTGGAAGTGGACAGTAAAGGCCCCTCCATCATTGATGAAGTAAATGGTTACTAGGAAGGTATGAACGTGAGGATACATCTGTTTTGCTGCATAGTGATATAGCCTTAGCTGAGGATCAGAAAAAAGCTTATGCTGGTCCTTAGTTTTTCCCGTCGCCCAATCCAATCGCTTGCCAGTCTTCCAGTCCACAATCTCATACACGCCATCTCCCAGGTCAGAAATCAGGTCGATGGTTCCCTTGAGAGCGAGCTGACCCTTGAGTCCCTGCTCAGGATAATTGTACTCTGCCCAATCGTAAGGTAGCTCAAAATCGAAGTGCGGTTCTGCATCCACGACATTCAGATTGCGGGGATCGAACATGCCTTCATTATACTTTAATGTTTTCCAGGTCCAATTTACACAATCTTTAAAATCTCTCTCGGTCCAAGAGTGATGGGAAACCCCTTTGATATAATCCTGATAGACCCTTGCACAAATGTTGCCGAGATACTCTGGGTCGTAGTTGGAGGTCTCAACTTCTCCAATATCATCATCCATAATCATCAGCTCGCCATCCTGGTAAGCCTTCTTTGCCAACGCAACTATCTCTAGTACCTTATGGACAATGCTTCCTTTGTCTGCTTTTTTATTTGATAGACCTCTCAAGCCTAAAGTGTATTCAGAATAAAACTGCATAGGACAGAACCTATGACAGTTGAACGAGCTACTTCGAAAATATACTATTGGAATTGTCATGCTTAATCCTCTAAGGGCCAATCGACATAGGAGGCTTCTACTCCACACACTTTACACTTTTTAATATCTACTGTACTAACTCCCTATTACAGCGTGAGGAAGATTCTTGCAGCCCAGCTTTTGTAATGCTTCATAGATAGCCTTACACTGGTCCTCAATCTCCATGTCTTGGTTATCAATCACTAGGCTGCACAAACTAAAATCAATTTGCTCGCTTGCATGGGTATCTTTAGAGTCGAAGATATCGCGAGACAATCCAAGGATTATAGCACCCTCGTCTCGTAGGAGGTTTATCTCATTTGGAAAACGCACGTCGCAGATGACAGCTATCTCTGGTTCCTCAGCTTTTATTTTACGTAACAGAGAATCAACCCAGACTGTTTCATACATCTTACGGAAGATCTCAGTACCCATATACTGGAGGACTTCACGGATGGTCATTGGTCCTGGTTCATGAACAGTCAACTCCCCTATTTCAATGGCTCCTTGGGTTTCATAATCTTTAACGGCAACAACCCCAGGCATATTCTCCCACAGAAGGTGAGTTAGCTCGCTCTTATCCGCATCTGTTCCATATACCTTACTTGCGGGCAGACCAAGCACCTGAATAGCAATACTCTTTAAAGTATCTGCTAAGGCATAGATCTTACAGAAGGGACCAACTGACTCATAGAGACCTTCTATATTGACATTGCCAGGAGTGAATGAGAACCATCCTCCGTTCATAGCGGTTTGACCAAGAACATCCTTAACCTCTAGCTCGCCTGTCTCTTCATTAATCCGAAGCTCCTCTGAAAGACCAAGCTCTTTCATTTTAAGCATAGTAATAAAATTACAGCTAGTGTTTTTACCACTTTGTTTCTTACCGGCGAATCCGATTATCTGAGTCATTGATAACTCTCCTTTGCTAATTCTATCCACGGCTTAATGTCCGAGGTTATACTATCTATATTGAGGTCTGCTATATCATTACCCTCGAACGAAGGGAAATACAGTCTGTATGTTTTGCCACAGCTTGCTTTTATATCTGTCGCGGCACGCTGTCCAGCCGCATCATTATCCATTAAGGCAACAATAGAAAGGGCACCTGATTCATCAATCAAGCCTCTCTGGGCGTCAGATAGGTCCGCACCAAATAATGCAACAGAGTTGTGGACTCCTGCCTCTTCTAGCCTCCACACATTACCAGGAGATTCAACTAAGATAATAACCCCCGTCTTTTGAATGTATGGCTTCGCCTTCCAATAATTATACAGACACTTTTCCTTTTCGAAGCCCTTTGTATGCCTCCATTTTGGAAAAACATGACAATTTTTCTCAGGATCATGCCACTCTTTACATTCTTTACACTGACCAAAGATACTACGGCCTGTAAACCCAATTATAACTGTCCCGCAATCACTATAAATGGGAACCATTGCCCTATTATACATAGGTTTCTTTGGGGAATGGCATACTCCTACGTCATAGTCATCTAGTACTTCGATAGAATAGCCACGTTGCAGGTAATAGGTGGCTGGTATCTCTACTTTATTTCTATAATAATCCTTCGTAATGATACCACTGAGAGGCTTTGGTTCATCAATACTGCTAACTAAACGGCAAAAGTCCTGGTGGTCATTGACATAAGTTTCACCCGATAGCTGACCAAAGCTTACCTTGTATCTATCTAGTAGCCAACTAACAGTATCATCGAATGATACCATAGGGTCTCCAGGGACCGACCAGCCACGCAGGTTAGACAGCCCCCCACGAATCATACTTAGAAGAGATGTGCCAAAGTGTGCTTCGCATTGGTGGGTTCTACATTTGAAATGCACCCTGTAGTCTGCATTATAATATAAGTTTAAGGCAGAGGTATTATCCCCTCCATGTATAAAACAAGAGGAGAAAATTAGCTTCTCTCCCCTGCGAAACTTAACGTCAAAATAATCATAGATATCTTCAATGTTCTCTAAGACAACATTGGTTAGGCCGTTTAGTTTTTCTTGATCTTTATATTTAGAATGCCACGTCTTCGTCATCGTCTGGTCCTGTGTCTGTTGCAGGTACTCCTGCATCTAATTCGTATGCTGTCTTACCTTCGATAAGCTTAGCGTATTGACCCTTCATTAGAATATTTATATAGTCTCCATCCTCTAATCCTTCCCCGTGGCGGGCAACTACTGGTACTAGTTTACGATTCCCGTTCTCGGGGCCGTCCTTTGCCACCTCTTCATCAGACTTATTTTTATAGATTGTAAAGTTTGAGCATAGCCAAATGATACGATCAGAACCACTAGCGGTATCTGTTGACTCTTTCGTAATACCATCCCTATTCAATTGGACAAAGGTTAGAATAGGTACATCATAACGTAGAGAGAAATTATGCAAGGCGGTCATCATAAAGCCTAGAACTTGGAACTCTTTCATGTCCCCACGAATTTCTGCTGAGTCCATTAGCTTCAGATAGTCATAGATTATAACACAGTCTTTAGCTTTTCCTTGATCGTTGAGACCAACTACACGGGCTATCCATCTTCTCATAATTGATAGCTGGTCTTCAAATGGCTTTCCTCCTACATTTTTATGGTAGTAGGGGATATTCTTATTCTGTCTACCTTGTTCTAATAGTCTCTCAGACTGGTACTGGCTCTTGGTAAACTGCCCTGTTTCCATCTCATTAATTGTAGTCTTGTGATCAGAGTCGTATGACAGCATAGCCATACCACGATTCTGATGATCGCTTTTCCTCATTTCAGTATCAAGGTCAAGGACTGGTATATCGAAGGACTTGGCAATATGCACTCCTATATTCTCTGCCATCACTGTCTTGCCTGTGTTCTTGGTGGCAATATAATCGTCTGTTATATACATTTCATCATAAGCATCTACCTTAATACATCTGGTATCCATCTGTCCTAAAGATTTCACCTCAATAAGACCGCGTGTTAATACTCCTCTTTGCCTAGCGTGGCACCTATCTTTTTTGCGAGATAAACGAAAGCATAGTCTATTATCATTCAATCGTGGATGGACCCGATAAGACAGGAAGGAAGATCCTTCGCAGGTTGTGATTCTACTTTTGTAAGTTGCCATTCCTCCCAATGATTGTACTAGACTAACCATGTCTTTAGCTAATTCCTCGGATGTGGTGGAATACTCTAGAAATCCACGCTTATCAACCGATCCATCTCCATCCATAAGTCCCTGCAATAAGGCAGTCCTGTTTTCTAAAGAGGAGAATAAGTACTCTTTAGGAATGAATTTATAATGACTAGTTTTGCCGAATAGCTGTAAACGTCTTAGCTCATTAGTAAAAATATTTTGTTTATACTCTGTGCTTCCTCCTCTTCTGCCGTGAGTGATTGCGTAGTCGTATCGCGACCTATGTTTAACAAAATAATCTTTGTTGGTTGTAGAAACGATTTCTTGTATATTATCAATAATTTCAGCATCAGCGGAACTGAATCCCGTGGAATGAGTAAGACTTCCCTCAGCAATCAGTATTCCCAATAAGTAAGGATCAATTATATGGCCTTGATCCTTATTAAGTTGTAATGGCGATACTAGAGGGAATCTCCATCGTGCTCTTTCATGAATAGATCCGGGGGCTATAAAGAGTGAATCATTTTGCAGGTTTTGCCATGACAGAGTTTGATAGTCTTTACTTTTAGTATGTCTTACTTTCCAGCGGTGCTCATCACACGCCCGTGTTGAAGAGCCATCGTTAAATCTAAACTCAAAGACTTCTTTAGACCCCGTATTAAATACCTCTAGGACTTTAGTAGTTCCCCCGTCTGGATGACATATTATATCTCCAACCTTAATATCGCGATATAGAATCCATCCCTCTGGAGTAAGAATCTTCGCATCTAAAGGTTGGCACTTAGGACGAGCACCAATAACATTGACTGTTCCTCTTCTAAGCCCTCCGCCAATAGCAAAGTCGTACTTAATAAAGCCTGTAGGAATACCAATTTGATCGACGGGATTTTCGCCTAGCTCTGCCAAGTATTCTTCAATATCCTCAAATACCTTCTGCGG